ATTTTAGATAAAAAATGTTATTAGATGCCGCTGCACCCTATACAATAAATGATATTCAAGAAATGCCTAAAAATATAAATGTATCGCAAACTGATACATTAAGTTATAATCCACCACTATCAAATTTTGCTGCTATTGGTGGCAAAAATAAAATTGTAAAAAAAAATACAAAAGATATTATGCACGTACTTGGTTTATTATCAAAAAATCATTTTAATGGAAAACAAAACAATATTAGAGATATAATAAAAAAATTATAATGATGGAATAATCGGATAATTTAATTCTATACATATTTTTTTCCATATTTGATCCTGCAAATATAGTTTTTCCCTACTTTTCAATAACGGAAAATATTTTAAATATTCATTTAAACCCAAAATTTGAAAAAATTTATATAAAACATAACTATAAGATAAAAAGTTTTTTCTATCTTTGGGACAATGTTTTAAAAAAGGCGCCTGTATATCTCTAAACATTATACATAATTTTTCTTCTAATTCTGTTGAAAATTGCGGCGTAGGTATTCCATTTATTCGGTTTAATATATAGTTAATATGTTCGTAATATTTATTTATTCGCAATCTTTTTAATATTTCTCTCATTTTTGCGTATGTAATTTTTTTTGTATCACTTATTTTTTCCTTTTTTATTTCATTAATAATTTTTTCAAATATTTCATCTGGAATATCTGTACTTTCTTTTCCCTGTACTTGATTGCACCATTCTCTAAAATGATTTATTCTTTTATAACTAAAATGAGAAACATCTTTCGCATTTTGTTTTAATATCGGTCTATTTTGTTCAACTAATAATAATTCTTGAAAACCACAATTTTCACATATCATAATTGCTTCGTGTTGTAAGCATGTTAGTGTTGTATTACATTCTTTACACAATTCGATATTTTCTTTATTTATTTTTTTAACGTGTTGTTTATTAGTTAAAGAAAGATATTCATCTACTAAACTTGTTTTATCTTTATTTGTTTCGCATATGTTTTTATTATTAAATGCATCCATTATTGTTCTTTTATTTTTTTGATAATTTATACTCGATTCTTTTTCTATTATATCATAATAATTGAACAATATATCGCTTGTATCTTTATAATATTCTATTTCGTTATAGTTATTTATATCCTTTATTTGTTTTTTTAAATCTATTATTTTTTCTTTTGTTTCAATATTACTATTCCATAAAGTTTTATATTCTACTGATTCTAAATTTTCTTTATTTATTGATAAATTTTCTATTTTACTAATTATTTCTGAATTATATTTCTTTAATTCTTCTAATTTAATAAGTAAATTATTTTCTTCTTTTTTTTTATTTTCAAATAATTCTATAATATTATGATGCATTGTATCTAAAGTACAATTATCTTTAGTTTTTTCATTATTATTAAGTCTTTTTTTAGATGTTTTTTCTTTAAACATTTTAATATAAATAATTTACTTTTGTCATTCTTAAGTAATATAAATTTTTTTCTTATATTATAGTATAAAGAGAATTAATAATAATGGGTGGCGGTCTTCTTCAATTAGTTGCCTATGGTGCTCAAGATGTTTATTTAACTGGTAATCCCCAAATTACCTTTTTTAAAGTAGTATATCGCAGACATACTAACTTTGCATTAGAATCTATACAACAAACTTTTAATGGAACTGCCGGTTTTGATAATACTATTACTTGTACTGTATCAAGAAACGGTGATTTAATTAATCGTGTATATGTTGAAATGAATTTACCTAAAATTGTTCCCGATGATCATCAAAACCCAGCTGCAGATCACGCAACAGGTTTAGCTAATGATAAAGATATTGTTTTATATAAAAATTATGTAGGTTTACAATTACTTAAAAATGTTGTTGTTGAAATAGGAGGACAACAAATTGATAAACAGTATTCAGATTGGATGTATATTTGGAATGAGTTATCTTTACCCGATGGCAAAAGAGATGGTTATAATAAAATGGTTGGCGAAGATGGTTTAAAATTATCAAAAACAGATAATAATAAATTATTCGTACCATTAGAATTTTGGTTTTGCAGAAATGTAGGTTTAGCATTACCATTAATAGCACTTCAATATCACGAAGTAAAATTTAAAATTGAATTTGCTAGTTTGAGTGATGTTACCGTTAATTTTACTTCAGGAGCTACTGATGGTTCGATATCAGGATTGGTTAAAGGTTCAACTCATATTACATTCCCAAATGTTAATATTTGGGTTGATTATATCTATTTAGATACTGATGAAAGAAGAAAATTCGCTCAATTATCACACGAATATTTAATTGAACAATTACAATTTACTGGCGAAGAAAGCATTTCATCATCTACACAAACCAGATTAAATTTCAATCACCCTGTTAAAGAACTTGTTTGGGTTGAAAAATCTGATACTGTTTCTCGAGATATTTTATATGGTGATAATTTAGAAACCGCTTTGTTAAAATTAAATGGCAATGATAGATTTGCTAGAAGAGATGGAAAATATTTCTCTCTTGTTCAACCATATCAACATCATACTAATATTCCTGATACTAACATAAAAGTATATTCATTCGCTATAAAACCTGAAGAACATCAACCATCGGGTACTCTTAATATGTCTCGCATAGATAGTGCTATATTAGCACAAAAATATGATAATACACCAGCAGCAGGTGATACTGTATCTATTTTTGCAGTAAATTACAATGTATTAAGAATATTATCTGGCATGGGTGGTTTAGCATATTCTAATTAAATTTTTTTATTTTACTTATATAATAATAGGTAAGAATAATGGGTGGGGGGTTATTGCAATTAGTAGCATATGGAGCTCAAGATGTTTATCTAACAGGTAATCCTCAAATTACATTTTTTAAAGTAGTTTATCGTAGACACACAAATTTTGCATTAGAATCCATACAACAAACTTTTAATGGCACACCAGGATTTAATAATAAAATTGTATGTACTGTATCAAGAAACGGTGATTTAATTAATCGTGCATATATTGAAATTGAACTAGAAACATTAACTAATAAAATAAAAGAGAATGGTGAAATAATTAGCGAAAACGCTGAATTAGAGCAAAGTTATCAAAATTATAAAAATTATGTTGGTTTAATTTTACTTAAAAATGTTTCTATTGAAATTGGCGGACAACAAATAGATAAACATTATAGTGAATGGATGTATATATGGAATGAATTATCATTACCTATTGGAAAAAAAGTAGGTTATAAAAAAATGGTAGGTTCGGATGGCGTTTTATTAACATCAAAAGAAAACAAAGAAAGTAATAAATTAATTATTCCATTAGAATTTTGGTTTTGTCGCAATGTTGGTTTAGCATTACCATTAATTGCATTACAATATCATGAAGTAAAATTAAATATAACATTTTGTTCATTAGAAGAAATTATATTAAAAGCCAGAATACATAAAATTAAAGGTAAAGATGAACCGGGTAGTGATCCTATAGTAACATTTGACGAAGATAATATTGTATATGTTACAGATGTAAATAATATATCTTTTCCAAAAATAAATATATGGTTAGATTATATATATTTAGATACTGATGAACGTAGAAAATTTGCTCAATCATCGCATGAATATTTAATAGAACAATTACAATTTACAGGCGAAGAAATAATTAGTTCAAAATCAATGCAAACACAATTAAATTTTAATCATCCAGTTAAAGAAATAGTATGGGTTAATAAAAAAATTAATGATATAACTACTACTGAATGGCCTAATTATCAAAATAATTTAAATATTGCAAATTTAAAATTAAATGGTAATGATAGATTTACGCCAAGGGATGGAAAATATTTTTCTCACGTTCAACCATATCAACATCATACTAATATTCCTGAAAAAAATAATATATTTGTTTATTCATTCGCATTAAAACCTGAAGAACATCAACCTTCCGGAACACTTAATATGTCACGTATCGATAGTGCTATATTAACACATAAATATAACATTATTCAGAATAATGATACTATTTCAGTTTTTGCTGTTAATTACAATGTATTAAGAATATTATCCGGAATGGGGGGTTTAGCTTATTCTAATTAAATTTTTTTTCTAATGTTATTAATATAAAGAAAGTAATAATAATGGGTGGCGGTCTTCTTCAATTAGTTGCCTATGGTGCTCAAGATGTTTATTTAACAGGTAATCCTCAAATTACCTTTTTCAAAGTAGTTTATCGCAGACATACTAATTTTGCATTAGAATCTATACAACAAACTTTTAATGGCACAGTTGCCGCTGGTTCAAGAGTAACTTCTACTATATCTAGAAACGGCGATTTAATTAATAGAATGTATTTAGTTGCCGATATGACTAACGCCAAAAATTGGGATGGATTAAAATTAATAAAATCAGTTGAATTAGAAATTGGTGGTCAAAAAATAGATAAACAATATGGCGAATGGATGTATATATGGAATGAATTATCTTTACCAGTTGGAAAACAAGAAGGTTATAAAAGAATGGTTGCTGGAGGTAGTAGTGCTGCATCAGGTAAATTTCATATACCATTAGAATTTTGGTTTTGTCGCAATGTAGGTTTAGCGTTACCTTTAATTGCATTACAATATCATGAAGTTAAAGTAAATATTGAACTTGGGGCGCCCGCATCGCCAGCTACTTTAGATGGTGCTTCTTTATGGGTAGATTACATATATTTAGATACTGATGAACGCAGAAAATTTGCTCAATCATCTCACGAATATTTAATTGAACAATTACAATTCACTGGTTCTGAAGGTGTTACTATTGGTACCAATAAAGTAAAATTAAATTTCAATCATCCTGTTAAAGAATTAGTTTGGACAATTGGTAATAATCCGTATGTATATAATAATGGCGTAGAAAATCCTGTAAGATCTGCAAAACTTGTATTAAATGGCAACGACCGTTTTGCCGAAAGGGAAGGTAAATATTTTGATATGATACAACCATATCAACATCACGAAAATATACCAACTGGTAGAGGTATAAATGTATATTCATTCGCATTAAAACCAGAAGAACATCAACCATCTGGCACTCTTAATATGTCAAGAATAGATACTGCCGTATTAAATGTTACTTCTGATATTGATGGTGATATTTCAGTATATGCCGTTAACTATAATGTATTAAGAATATTGTCGGGTATGGGCGGTATAGCGTATTCTAATTAAATTTATTTTTATTATCTTTTATTATAATATAGAAGGATTAATTAATAATGGGAGGAGGTCTATTACAATTAGTTGCATATGGTGCTCAAGATGTTTATTTAACAGGAAATCCACAAATTACTTTTTTTAAAGTAGTTTATCGCAGACATACTAACTTTGCGTTAGAATCTATACAACAAACTTTTAATGGTAATGCGTCTCTTGGTTCCCGTGTAAGTGTTTTAGTAACACGCAATGGTGATTTAATAAATAGAATGTATTTTAAAGGAAGTTTGAACAACACTAGTGGTGGTGATACAAAAGATTATTATGGATTAAGATTATTAAAAAATGTTGAATTAGAAATTGGCGGACAGCGCATTGACAAACAATATGGTGAATGGATGTATATATGGAATGAATTATCATTACCCAAAGGCAAAAGAAATGGTTATGATATAATGGTTGGTGCATCTGTAATAAATAATGGTAATACTAAAGATGTATGTGTGCCATTAGAATTTTGGTTTTGCAGAAATGTAGGTTTAGCATTACCATTAATTGCATTACAATATCACGAAGTTAAAGTAAATATAGAATTTGCAACAGCAAGTGATTTACTTACGTCAGGAGGAACAACTGGTTTGACACTTTCTAATGCAGAATTATGGGTTGATTATGTCTATTTAGATACTGATGAAAGAAGAAGATTTGCACAATTATCACACGAATATTTAATTGAACAATTACAATTCACCGGTTCAGAAAGTCTATCATCTGGTTTTAAATCAGTTAGAATGAACTTTAACCATCCTGTTAAAGAATTAGTTTGGACAACTTTTGTAGATACTGATCCCTGGACTTATACCGAAACTAAAAAAGGTAAAATACAATTAAATGGTAATGACCGTATTGCCGAAAGACACGGAGATTATTTCTCTCTTGTACAACCATATCAACATCATACTAATATTCCTGATGGTAAAAACATAAATGTATATTCATTTGCATTAAAACCCGAAGAACATCAACCATCAGGTACTCTTAATATGTCTCGCATAGATAGTGCTCATTTATATGTTGAAGGAAGTGGCAGTGCTAATATGATGATAAATGTATATGCCGTCAATTATAATGTATTAAGAATATTATCTGGTATGGGAGGTTTAGCATATTCCAATTAAAAATCTTATTTTTATATAAATATTTATTAAGTAATTATATTTAATGTATAAAAAATTAATTTTACTATTTATCTATTTAATATTTTCAGATGCTTTTATTGCAAATTTACTTATTAGTAAAAATTCAAAAAAAAATTTATTAACACCTATAAATAGTGTATCTTACAATAATACACACGATTTTACAAATGTATATTTAAGTAAATTGTCTGTTAATAATGCAGAAAACAATGAGCATAAAATAGTAATAGATAAATATAATTATTTAAATAGTTTAAATCATATTTATGAATTATCTATTATTAATAAAATAAAGAAACGTCAAAATATAATTAAAAAAATTAATTTCGATGATTTTTTAATGTTAAATAATTATATTGATGTTATATATTATAAAAATAGTTTATCAGATAAAATAATTTTAGAATTTAAAAATAATACGAAAGTTGTATATTATTTTAATAATGATTTTAAAAATATAATGGAAATTGTTAAACTAAATAAAAATA